TAATCATCGTGATAAAGTTGGCAAGATCCTCACGCTGTGAGACGTCTTTGCCAGTTCCGCGAGCAGGACCTGCTGGTCCACCAGTGCCGCGTACACCAAGAGTTGTAGTCATATTAAGTTACCTCCAACGGTACTAAAGATTTAAAGAGCGTTCAGCAAGTCCACGTAGGAAGTCCATTTGCTCAGAATCACTAGCTTCTCCACTTAAAGCACGTTGACGAACTCTTTCATTTGCCTCTATTTTTTTCTTAGCGACAGGTTTAGATTTCTTTACAGGTGCTCTTTTTGTAGATGCTGTTTTACGTTTTGCTTGACCTTTTGTAACGCCTTGTTTAAGCCGTCTATAGTCATCTACAAACTTAACGATAATAGGATCTGCAATTGTATCTAGTATTTCAGGTGAAATACCTTCTTCAATAGCAAATTCACGAATTGCCATAGCGGTTTTTTCATTAAAGTCGGGAATAATTGTTGGAATTGTTTCATTAAAATAATTCACTTGTTCTTCCCAAGCTTTACTTTGTTGAGATTCCATTTGAGATTCTACTGTTTTAACAATGTTTTCTCTTTTATTTCTAGCATCCCAATAACGCTTTTGAACTTGTTCTCGTTTATCTTTAAGTTCGTTTACTTCATAAGTATCACCTTCATTTCTAGCTTTATCAATTTTAGCTTCAATGTCATGATATTCTTTAGCAAAAGTTTGTTCTTCTGAATACAGGACTGCGGCAGATGCTTTAGTAATACTGTCAATATCACCTAATTTAGATTGATATTCTTCTTCTGCCTGTTTTCTTGCTTCACCTAATTCACGACCCTTCTTTGAAAGATGTTGTTCAGTAGAGTAACCTTTAATAAGATCACCAAAAGATACTTCCATTTCTTCGCCATCTACTTTAACAGCTACTTTAGCATCTAAGTCAAGATCGTCAGTAGTATACAAATCAACTTCTTGGGTAGCGTCTTGCGAGGCATCCTCATCTGTTTCGTCTACTTCTTCGTCTTCTACTTCCTCTTCAACTTCTTCAGTATCGTCTTCCTCCAACGCTTCGGGTTCGTCTTCGTTGGATTCTTCCGTGTCTACTTCAGGGATTTGTTCATTGGGTAGAGATTCTTCATTACTAAGGAATTCAGTAGTTCTAAGAATGTCAGCCAACAAAGCCTCTTCAGTTTGACCACCACTAGCTGCAGAGTCATCCATTTGGGTAGAGTCTGCATTTGCTTTGGTATTACTCATTTAAGCCTCCTTCTTACTATTAGGTTGCTTATCTTTGGGAGCATAATGCTTCTTAAGATTAATAAGAGTTTCTAGTGTTCCTGCATTAATCTTGCATTTGCCAGCACTCCGCATTGAATCATATTCTAAAAGATTAATCATCTCGTCAATGTTAGTGCTTAGTTTTTCGTAATTAATTTGCCTCATTGTTGTCCTCCTGGATATGCGGAATATTTTTCCCATATATTTCAAAACTCATCATTTTTTCTTTTACACTACCTAATGCCATTGCTGCAGAATAAAGGAATTCTCTAGATTTAGTTTCATGGGGATCTGTTTGTAACCATTCCACAAAATAATCTACAAGTACTTCTCCATACGCTTCATCAAAAAATTCATCTCTTTCTTTGGCAGCGAAATGGCCCTTAACATGAGCCATTCGCGCCAATTCTTCGGGATGCACTTTATGATTACCGTATGACTTTTTATTACCCAGCCTCTTCTCAGCTGACTTACGGTATTTATCCATTTACATTCCTTGTGTTTGTTGTTGCTGTGCCATTTGTTCTGGGCTAGGCTCAGCTGGTTGTTGTTGTTGTGGCATAATTATTTGCCTTGCAAGCATAAGAATTTGATCATAGTTAGGGTGTTCAGGAAGTTCCGCGCCTTCTTTAGTTGCCTTAACTGCAAGTTCAGCCCATTCTTGAAAGTGTCTATCAATAGATACAGCAAGTTGTCTTGCATTATCATCTATAGTATTTTTAGATTGAGCGTTAGTATAACCAACGTTTGCTTCAGCAAGAGCTGCATCAGCTTCTAGTTTACGTTGAGCAACAGCCTCTTCTGCTTGTTTCTTTTTAGTTTGTTCTTCTATTGATTTAGCTGCTTTTTCTTTAAACTCATTTGTAGTATAATCTTCTAAGAAATCATTACTATCTAATTGCATTGATTCAATAAGTTTAGTTGCAAGTATTGCTGGTGCTTCTGTTTTAATAACAATACCAGCCCCTTGTTGGTTTAGTGCAGGAAGTATTTCTGCACCTATCTTACTTAACTTTTGAATCATATTAGAGTTTGAATTTTCACCAATATCTAAGAGTACTTCTACATCCATCTTAGAGGGTAATTCAGAAATATTAATAGAACCATATATTCCATCTTGATAATAATTTTGATTACCTTTCATTTTAGACTTCATAGTTTCATAGATACCGACAATAAGCCGCTTGAATCCAGTTTCCGCAAATCTACGCGCTATATGCTGGATTCTTTTCTGTGCAGCGGATTGCACAGCCGATAACTTCTGTTCAGAATTACCTGAAACATAAAGTGTATCGTTTAAGCCTTGTGCAGCTTTTGACATTCCTGTTGCTTGTTCTTTAATCATCTGTAAATGTTCAAGCAAAGGAACTGTTCCTGTAGACATAGTTTCCGGTGGCATTGACTGTACAGCTGCTGCAGGATTACCGTTAGTTGGAATAATCTGCTTAGGCTTCATATTTTGTAATGCGCTAAAGTCTACTACATTTGGATCTGCAAGCTTTGGTGAATAGTTAGTAAGATAAGTATTCTCAACAAAACCTCTTAGAATTGCTGTTGAAGCAAGAGTAGAGCTTCTAGCAAAGTCTGCCATTGATAAACCATAGAATTCATGAGGAATATCTATGGGTACAATAGAGGCTAAAGGAATCATTTCACAATCTTCTTCCCAAAGAATGTGATTGCCTGCTGTAATAATATGCTTAAGTTCAGCAATACCATCACCGTCTCTGTCTACTTTAATCCATGATTCAGTTACAGTAACTTCTGAATTTGCCTCTAGAGAATATACTCCTTCAGAATTCATTCCTTGCCAATATGTTTGACCTACAACTTCTTTTCGAGCTGCAATCTCTTCACTATACGGAGAGTTACCTAACCAATTTGTATTTACACCAAGCTCTGCCCATGTGTCAGGATCGATATCGTTTGCCCATTCAGGGTAATATCGTCTTAGGTCAGACTTAGTCATTTCTGTTTGAATACCTACATATGCCGCATCATCGATATCTTTAGCATCATTAGAAATTCTAAATGACTCTGGTGGTATACAATCTAATTTTATTCTTGACTTATCAATCTTTTTTCTAAGCCTTACGTCTATATATTGTATCATTTCAGCAGACGTATCGAGCGTTAGCTCGCCGACGATTTCTAAGTTTTCATCCGAAAGTATCTCGTCAAGCTTTGCTTCGTCAATCGTTTCATACTCTTCAATTACATAGTCGTACTCTTCGACATAATCCCAACGGATTACTGCGTTTTTCCAAAGTAATGAAGATTTAATCCAGGACTGTAAGACTTCCCAGCCTTTATTCTTTTTAAATAGACAATAGTTAACTAACTTACTTGCTTCTTTAGCTGCTTTAAAAGCCCCTGGACTGTCATCATAGGGTACAAACTTAGCAAGTTTGTTATTACTCAAAAATAATTCTGAGATAACTGCAGTATAGGCTTCCACTACTTCAGTAGTAGATGTGTCTACAATCGTACTAACTCCTTGCGGAGATAAGTGGGCTTGCGGAACTCCTGCAAACTCATAAGTTGCTTTAAGTCGTTCTCTAGTAAGATCTGAGCTATTGAGCCAATCTCCTACGCTATTATTAATACCAGCGTCAATTAGAGATACTAACTGAGCGTCTGTTACTTGTTCTTTATAACCTGAATGTGCCATTATAGTTTTCCCTGATTTGTATAAATAGGTTTACTGGCTTCCATTGTTTTCTGGCTATAGCCTTTACTTCCTGGTTGAGATAAGGGAACTTTACGCTCTACCTTACTATCTTTTTTCTTTTCTGTTTGTTGTATAAAACGTGACATGTACCGCTCCTGGGTTTAATATCCTGTGTCGCTTTCTTTAACTAGTAGTAAGTCAAAGGTTGCTGTTACTCTTGTGCCATTTGTTTCTACTTCTGATGCTCTTAACTCAATATCTGTTTTTTCGTTAAGTTTAATAGGTAGTGGAAAATTCATTGAATAGGTATTTTGATAGATTTCTGACAGGTGAAGAATTTTAAAGGATTCTCCGTCTTGTCGCTGAAACATACTAAGTTGAACATCTTCGTTTTTATTTACAGACGCACCTAATTGTAGTAAGTATCCAGTATGCCCTGTTGGAATTGTATAAACTGCCATAAGCGTTTGCGAATAGCCAGGATCAATTTGTGCTACTACTGTGCCTACGCCAGAACCAACTCTTGCAGTGATAATTCCTGCGTTTTCAGCAGTATGATTATAGATCATTCTAAAGACTCTAAAAAACGTATTAGTTGTCGTAACTGCAGTAAGTCCTGTCATTGTTACTGTTTCTATAATAGGATTACAGTCTGCGTCCAATCCTTGAATTTCAAGAGTGCTAGTGTCTGCTGCATCTGTAGAAATAGCATAGAGTGTTTGGGCTGTTGTTAAAGCAGACCAAGGATATAATCCTCCTCCTGTCCATATTGTTTCAGGATCTGTATTACCATCAATCTGAAAATTTGCACCATACTTATGAATAAATGAGTGACCAGCAACTAAGCCTTTACTCACTGACAGATAAAAAGGTTCTGCTGTATTTCTACGAATATACCTTTCTTCTAT